GTGTGGGCGGCGGGGGCGGTGGTGGCGCCGGCTCCCGGGGCGCCGCGAGAGGAGATGGGATGATCAGCGGCCCGCGAGCGGGCTGCGGCGCTCCGGGAAGGATCAGCGTCTTGAGGTCGATCGGACGGCGTTCGCCAAGAACGACACCGCCAGCTTCACGCGGCAGCTGCGCAAGACGTGCTGTCGCTCGAGAGGTTTCCGCACGCGCCGCCTCTGCCGCCGCGGCGCGTGCCTCTGCCCGAGCCTGTGGACCTGGCAACACTTCCCGGGGGGCCGCGGGAACGGGGGCTCGCACCAGCTCGCCAGGGCCGGGCGGGGCAGGGGCCTGCGTAGAAGGCAGCAGGCGGCCCCTGGGTGACACCAGACGGCTTCGAGACGGCGGAGCCGATGCGCGAGCCTCCTGGTGCCGGCGAATCATCTCTGCGGCCCGATTTCCGGCCTCCCTGGCGCGTTCTGAGACCGCCATCGCTTCTCGTTGGAGTGCGACGTCGGCAAGGATCCCACCGTCACCTCCGCCGTCAGGGCGGCGCCCACCACGCCCGATGATCGGAGATGGAACCGCAATCTGGCCGGCGGACTCGGCCGCGCGGGTCGCGCGCGCGGTCTGCGCGGTGATCTCTTCGAGGGTCTGGCGGATGGCCTCTCGCGTCAGAGACCCTGTGCGCAGGCCGGTGGCGATCGCCGCCCCGTAGGTCGCGCCCAGGCCGGCGGATTCCCCGATGATCCGGGCGGCGGCGGTGGGATCAGTCCGAGCGATCTCTCGCAAGGCGTTGTAGTGCTCGCCGGCGACCTGCAGACCGGCGTAGGTCGCTCCGATCCCGGCTCCTTGGAGGATGGATCCGACCGACTGGCCGATCAGGGTGGCCGTCTGCAATCCATGCGCGGGGAGCAGACGACGCGTGACCGCTTCGCCGACGCGCAGCAGCGGCCGGGCGGCGCGGACCGAGGCGATCCCGGCAACACTCGGGATCCCGCCGAGGATCCGGCCGGCTGTTTCGGCGACCCGCGCTGAGCGGGTCGGTGAGGGGGCGAGGGGCCTGATGATGTCGGCGGTACTCCGTCCGAGGGCTTCGGCGCGCGAAGCCTCTTCGCGCGCGGCAAACGGCGACGCGAGTTCGCTGACCGTCCCGCGCAAGAATGCAGGCGCGACCCCTGGGCTTTCGAGGTAGCGACGCGTGGCCACCGCGCGTTCTGCGCGGCGCCGCTCAGTGGCCTCGAGCGTGCGCCGGCGCTCCTCAGGTGTCAGGACGCCGGGCGTCAGCGGTGGGATCAGACCACGACGTTCTTCCTCGATCGTGCGGACGCGACGGACCGGCGCCTCTGACGGCGATAGAAACTGCCGAAGATCGATCGGGCGCCGGCCGGCGACGAGAGTACGAAGATCGATCGCCATCTGCTCAGAACCCGAACTCCGCCGGATCGATCCCGTTCTCGGTCAACGCTTGGCGAAGCTCCTCGTCGGACAGCCCGCTTTGTCTGATGATTTGGAAGATCTGCGCGCTCGTCATGGGCCCGCTGCCGTGCGTGTGGTAGATGATCGTACCATCCGCGCGCTGCTCTCGGCGAGCCGGCCGGAATGGCACGCGGCCCGGTTGATCCGGTCGCGGGACGGCGGCGCCGCCGGTCGGCGCGGCGCGCGGGGCCACCGTGGGCGCCACGGGCGCGGGTCCTGCCGGGGCAGGGTAGCGCAACGCCGGTGGGACCGCCCCAGGGCTCAACAATGACGGCGCGGCGGCGGGCGCTGACGGCCCTGCACCTGCACCGCCAGGAGCGCCGCCACCACTCGTGAGGACCGTCCGGAGTCGGTCGCGCTCTCGCGTCGTCATCTCAATCTGAATCTGCAGCGTGCGCCGCGTGCGCTCAGCGTCAGGCGAGCGATCCTGGCGCAAGGACGCCAGCTGTTCCTGGAAGCGGTCCAAGTCTTCGCCAAACTCGCGATAGGCGGCGAGTGCCTGCGCGCGGGTGATCTGTCCCCCTGCCGCTGTCCGTTGCGCAAGGGCCTGCCGGCGTAGCGCCAGCGTGGCGATCTCGAGCTCGATCTGCTTTGCGCGGTAGGCGGCCAGCGCCTGGGCGTTGCCGCGCTGGATCTCGAGTAGGCTCGCCTGATAGAGTCGCGTGTTCTCGTCGCGGATTCGCGTAAGCTTAGCGGTCATCTGTGCGGCCGCCGACGGCGTGTCATGCAGATAGCGGCGCGTCGCGTCCTCAGCACGGCGTAGCGAGTAGTCCGCGGCGGCCTTTCCCACATCGAAGGCGAGGCGCGCGCGCGCGAGTGGATCCTGGATGCCCAAGACGTTGCGCACCGCTTCTGGGCCGCCCCACTTATGAAGCAGCGAAATCGGGATCGGGCCCGCGGCGGTCGGCACCATCGGTTCCTCGGGTCCTTCCGGCAGATCCAGGCGCCGCACGGTCCGCCCGGTAGGCGTCTCGGTGATCGCGCGGCGGATCTCCGGTTCGCCTTCAGGAATCGGCAAGGGTTCGCCCTGGGCGAGAACCTGCTCGCCACGGCTGACGGCGCTCAACCCTGGGATCTCGGCCTCAAAGGCTGTGGGGCCCTGGCGCGTCCTCTCACGCAACACGTCCGCGATGGCTCCAGCAGTGCCACCTGCGGGCGCGCGCCCCCCAGGCTGGTACGTGACCGGAGTGGTCACATCCTGGAACCCGCCTTGTCCGGGATAGGTGATGGTCTCGGTCTGCGTGCGCGTGGTCTCCGGCACGTCCTTGATGCCCGGCACGATGCGCCGCGCCGCGCGCCGCAGCGCGAGGTACTCGTCACCCTTCGCCTGGAAGGCACCCTGCGGTCCTCCGTAGAGGCGCTCCAGCTCCTCGACTTGCGCCGACGCTTCGGAGGCGGCCCGCTCGCCGGCGACCCGCTTGCGCTCGCCGCGGATGAACGCCTGCTCCTCAAGGGCCGGCCGCACCCGCCCCTCAAACTCGTGATAGCCGGCGAGCGCATCGGTCAGCGCGCGGGTGAAGGCATCGATGAACAGCGACATCGGCCGACTCCTACTGCGTGATGGTCACCGGCGAAATGATCGGGTTCCCTCCGGGCCCGCGCACCCCGTAGCGCAGGAACAACGGGATCAGGCTGCTGAGCAGCGACGGCTGATTCGCGCGGTTCGTCAGCGCCTGGATGTAAGATCCTTGCAGTGGCAGGCGGCTCCGCGCTTTCGCAAACGCCAGCTCGGCCTGTAGCGCCGCGCGCCCGCCGGCCGGGATGCCGCTATCGAGCAGACCGCGCCGGGCGGCATCGCGCGTGATGGACTCTTCGCCACGACGCTGGAACTCGGCGATCTCTTCGGATGTCAAGCCACCTTCGCGCGCGGACGCCTCTGCACGCTGTTGTGCTTGCGACGCCTGATAGGCTTGGTACCCTCCCAGCAGCAGTGATGCGATCGCGGCCCAGAATGGCATGGCCTCGTCCTCCTAGTAGCCGATCAACGCGCCCGGACCCGCACGCCGCCGGATCGGATTTTCAAATCCGGTCGTACTACCGGTCGTGCTACCAGTCATGGTGATGCCGGGCGGAGTGAGTGTGCTTCCAGGCGCGCTTCCCATGGTGAACGGGCCTGCGCCACCAGGCCCGCCACTGACAGAGCCTCGACGGAAGAGTTCCATCGCGATCATCAGCCACAAGGGCAACTGCGACTGGTCGTCGTTGGGCATCGAAGTCCTCCTATACGCGCCGCACGCGATCGCCGCGCAGCGAGTACTCGTAGATGCGCTCGCCTTTCTGCCCGACCCCAGAGAGGCGCAGTTGTGTGTGCGCGCCGTCATTGTTGGCAGGCACCGGGATCGAGATGGTCATGCGCGAAGAGCCGCTGAACGTGATGCTCCGGGATGAAGCCGCCTCTGACATCTGCCCAGGATTCCCCGAAGTCAGCAGATCCGCGGTGACGGTCCCCAAGGAGCCATCCGCAGTCACCGACACCCCTCGAGGGCGGTGGATCCATCCGGGCACGAACGCATACGCCTTCGATTCCGCGAGGTAGGCGATCTGCTGCCCGTCGTCGAGGAGCGCGTCCAGCTTCCAGATTTCGCCGGTGAGCGAAGACCCCATCCAGAGGATGTCGGTGTCACGGTCGACCGTCGCGACGCGGCATGGCAGCAGAAACCACGGGCCGAACCACCGCTCGGACCGGAAGTCGTAGACGACGGCATGGGTCGATGTGTACCACAGGAACAGCAGGCCATTCCAGTAAGCCATCGGCCGGTGCGACCACTCATCGAGCGACGTTTCGCGCAGGAACTCTTCAACCGGCCGCCCGAAGTGGTCGTCGTAGGCGATCCCGTCGAACTTATAGACGCGCCGGCCATCGGACCAGACCAACACCCCACCGCATTCCGCGACCAGGTGCTTGCCCGCGACGCCAGAAGGGAAGAGCGGCTGCGGCGTCAGATCCCAGGTGTCCGCCCCGTCGCCCGTGAGGCGATAGGTGCGACGGCGCTTGAAAAAGTACTTGGTCGTTCCCAGTCGCGCGGCTGCCAGCAGGTAGTCGCCATCGTCCTTCCCGACGTACATCAGGGCGCCCTGGTTGCCGCTCGGGCGCGGGACCGAGGGGAAGTCGTCTGGATCATCAAGGGTCGAGGCGCGCACCGCGTTAGGATCGGCGTTCAGCGCATAGAGGTACAGTCGTTCCTGGTCGAAGAGCATCCCTCGCGCGATCGGCGGCGGCGTCTTGGGGGGCACGCTCGTCCAGGTCGAGAAGGTCACGCCGTCATACTTGTAGGGGCCGTTGGTGCCATCCTGGATGTAGGTGATGTTTCTCCAGGTGACCATCTCGAGGTTGACGCCGGCGGCGAGCGGGTTCGCGCCCTGAATGGCGGCCCACAAGCCAGATAGATCTGAGTACAGGTTCGCGCCGACGTAGAACAAGGTTTCAGACCCGGTCGCGGCGGTGAAGATGCTGATGAGCACGGAGTCCAGGAAGATGTTGACTCCTGGGCCCGTGCCCTGCTCACCATACCCCAAGCCTGCCTGGACGATGACCCCGAAATCGCTGGCGTTGATCTGCGCGGGGGTCCAGGTCGTTTCCCAAAGATCCGTGGACCCTCCATAGGCGTGATCCTCGTCGATACCGCCCCAGAATTCCACTGGAGAGGGAACACGATTCGCCCCGACCGCGACGCCGGCCTTGAGGAGCTGGACGGTCAGCAGCTGCACGTTGCCGGCGCCCACCAGGCGCCCGCGGGCCACCACGCGGATGCCTTTGATGATGTCCCCGCCGGGGATTGTGAATCCGAACCCCGTGAGCTTGAGCAGATGGGTCGGCGTCAGGCCATAGGTGAATGAGGTGGCCGTCGCGTAGTCGGCATTCTGCGTGGCGGCTTTCGTGGGATTGACCCACGGGATGGTCCCAGTGGACGCATCGTCAATCAGCGTCCCGGCCCCATGCGGGCCGAACGCGATCCCACCGATACCGCGATAGAACCGGTGGAGCCCGGTGGCGGGCAAGGAGGCGACATTCGTGAGGTGGCGCGTGCGGCCTGGCCGAATCTCTAGAGCTTCGGGTGTCGTCAGTAGGTTCTCTAGGCGCGTGTAGCCGCCGTCGCGCAGTTCAAACGGCGCGACGGACCGATCGATGCCTTCGTGACGTTCCACCGTGATCTGTGGCATCGATTACCCCACAATGATCTGCCGCCAGCTGTACGTGTCCGCCGAGGACTTCAGGCAAATGTAGAACTCGTCCGCGACCCCGGGGGCGCCTTCGACGACGACTGTGCGCCCGCGCTGCGAGGCCTCCGCGGTTGGCAACGCGGTCACGGACGCAAACCGGTCCTGGAACGAATGGCGCTCATGGGCACGTCCCACGTCAATGTCGTCCCGCGGATAGCCGGAGAACTCACGCGCATCGCCTCGCGTCACTGCTGCTTCGTCCCGACCGCGCCGGCGAACAGCGTGCTCTTCGTGTAGATCAGCTCCGGGACGAGCGGGATCCGGAACGACGGGATAAACGTCGGCATGCCCTACCCTCCTGCGGTAGCGGGCGGTGTCCCGCGTCGCAGCTCGCTCTGGAGGAACATCAGGTACTCTTCCAGCGCCGCCCGCCAGTGTGCGAGCCCGTGTGGAATGCGCAGCTCATCGCGAAGGATCTGGCGCAACAGCCACTCAAAGTGCGTCCGGGACACATGAATGGTGATGGTCTCCTCGAGGAAGCGGTCGAGGAACGCGCTCCAAAGTCGGCCGTCCTTGCCGTCCATGCCCTGCGGGTGCGCCGCCGTCATCAGTTGGCGGATGAGATGCCGAGAAATTTCCGCGCGCGCGGGCAGCGGACCTTCGGGCAGCTGCTGCAGGTCGACCGGCGCGAGCCGGTACATCGGTGCCGCGAGGTCAATGGCGATCAGCGTCGCGGGTTCTGTGGTAGCAGGATCCATGTCACGTCTCCTTAGGCCAGCAGGACTGAGACCCACCCGCCATTGTAGATTCGCAGGCGGTTATTCGTTGTATCGTAGACCATCGCAACACGCCCGGTAAACGCCGTGGGCGTCCCGGTGGCCGCACCCGCCATCGACGGGATCCACCAGAAGCCATCGGTCGCGCTCGTGGCCAGCGCGCCGGTGCCGGCCACGAGCCCAAGCGCGTTGCGGCGCGCGAGCAGGGACTGGCGATCATCACCGATCGTGGGATGCCCGCCAAGGTACACATCCCCGAGCCCTTCGACGGCCAGCGGTGTGCGGATCGTCGAGAACTCGGTCACCGTGCCCTTGTTGACATCGATCCCCCACACGCTGGCTTCGTAGCGCATCCGCGCCGCGCCGGTCCCGTCGCCGAGCGCCACGTCAATCTCTCGCCAGACCATTGGAATTGTGGGCGTCTCAAAGCGGATGCCGACGAGCCAATCGCGCTCGCCTTGGGCGACCGTCCCGCGACGAATCCGAATCGCCCGATCCGCGTTCTGATCGCCGGCGGCCACCAGGTCTAGGCCGGTAATGACCGATGAGGCGTGGCGCTTATAGAAGAGCAGCTCGAGGCCGACCAGCGATGCCGCGGCCGAGACTCCACTCACGCGGTCTTCGACTTCGGCGGCCAGCGCCCACAGCGGCGAGCCACCGCTGCCTTCGGCGCGGAAGAATCCTGCCGCATGTTCGAGCGTGTCCAAGGCGGCGGCGCTGGAGACCACGGAGGTCAGCGCCCAGGGGTGGAAGTTGACACCCGCGGGCACGTCAAAGCGAATGTTCAGTGGTGAGTAGGCGACGCCTGGATCTGACCAGCTGGCCGCAGGATAGAGCTGCAGGATCAGCCCGTGCTTGAGCGTGCTGATGCGTGTCGACGTCGACCCGCCGATGATCTTGGCCAGGGCAACCCCTGTCGAGGCCGGCGTGGCTTCTTCGACACGCAATCCGGTCCCGGTCGACAGCGTCTGGAAGAGAGCTCCTCCGGTCGCCGTCCCGGGAATCGTGAGCAAGCCGGCGGCATCGATGCGGAGCAACTCAGTCCAGGTAATCGGGTTCGCGGCGGCGGCGGCCCGAAGAATGCGCAGCCGATCATTGACGGCATCTGTCTCGAGTCCCCAGACGGCTTTCGCGACATCGCGGCGGAGCCACTGGGTCGTGTTTCGGTCGTAGTACGCATTCGCCAGCGCCGAATAGACGAGATCCTCGGTGAGCCCCCAGCCACCGCGGCGGGTATCGGCCATCGCCACGTCTTCGATGGTGTACGCGGCGAACCCGGTGGCTGACAACACCACGTCATAGAGCCCATCCGGCGCGTAGAAGAACAGGCGTCCTTGGGCGTCCCCGGTGAAGGGGTTGGCCTTTGGCGTGATCCCTTCATCCGCGTAAATCGTCGCGGCGGTCGCCGTGCCCGCGTGGCGCACGGTCACGGTCGGCGAAGGGATCGGCAGCCCAGTCGTGGTACTGCTGACCGCGTACTCGAACCGCCTCACGGGCGCCACTCCTGCGGGTAGAGATCGCGGATATCGCGCATCTGCTGGTGTGGGCTCTTGCGACTCTCATAGCTTTGCGCCGCCACAATGGCCGGCGTCCAGAGGAGATCCGTCAAGGTCTTGATGGCTCGCACGTTGTCCGGATTCGTGCGGTCTTGCGCGAGCGCCCGGATGGCCGCGCCGGTGGCGAGGGCTTCATGGAAGGCGGTCGAGATCGGCGGCACACTGCCGGTGCCCGTATCGGCAGACAGCGGCGTGGGGGCCTGGACACACCACAGCGTGATGAGCTCCCCGCTGGCGGCCGGCTTCGGGACCAGGAAGTAGCCCTGTCCAAACGGCGCCCACCAGGTCGGGGTCTGCCCGCTGGTGGCGGTGAGCGTCGGCCAGGTCCGGTCCCAATTGTCGAGCCACTCGATCGTAGCATCGTCGAGCGGTTCGGCGCGGCCGGCGTAGTAGATGCGCAACACGCGCAGCGTATCTTGCGGCAACGGGTAGAGCGTCAGTGTCACATCCGATGGCACCGTGGAGATGCACCGCAGCACGCCGGTAAGGGACACGAACTGCTCGAGCGCGCGGTTCAGGTAGTCGTTGAGGTCAGCGTCCGACCAGAAACTCGTGCTCGCGATCTGCTCCGCAAGGAGGCGACGGGCATACGCGCGCAGCTCCCCCCGGGTCACCGATTAGCCGTCCGCCGGCGATGGCTCCGCATCTTTGTGGCGGGAGTGTTTGGCGTTCGTGTGCCGCGCGAGCGCCAGCGGTTCCGCGAACGCTTCACCGCACTGCTTGCACCGGTAGTCTTTCTTGAGCGGTTCCCGCTGCGTGGTGGCCTGGCCGACGATCTTGACGGCGTCGGCAGCCAATCCTTCAGGGGTATCGGCCCCGGGCGGCAACTCCATCAGCTCCGGGCCGAGGCGAGCTCGCAAGAAGGCGATCTGGTCAGGGTCGTCCGTCTCGAAGCGGTTGGCGCGGAACTCGATGACGCTGCCGACAACGTTTTCGATCTCCTCGCCCGTTGTTGGGTGGAATCGCCGGCGTGGTGGCTGGACCACGAACCGCTGATTGGTGAATCGGCTGATGAAGACAGCCCGCTCCTGCTGTGAGGTGACGGTCATGGTGACTCCTCAATTCGTCCACTAGGAGGCACAGAGGTCAAATGGAGGGGGTCCCACTTGCCCTGTGCCTCCTCTCCGTGGATGGTGCGCTGCCGCTAGGCCCGCACCGTTACCCGCTGATCTCAAAGATCCCATGCCGGCGCTCCTGCCCAACCTGCAGGCCGCACTCGGTCAGGAACTCGTCCAGGTAGTAGTCGGCATCGTTCGGCTGCACGTCCCGATTGAGCACGGTCTCGCGCAGGTACCTATAGGCGATGCCGTCTTCCGGGTCGAAATCGAGGGCAAAGAGCACCTTGCCCGCGGCGTTCGGGGAGGTCGTCGAGACCCAGTCCTTGAGCACCCGATCGTAGGTGAAGAAACACTCGCCGTGCGGGGAGATGTACCGCACGACATTGAGCCCGAAGACGACGTTATTCGCGCCCCGGCCCAGCTCGACCTGATTGAGCTGCAACTTCGCCTGGCCGAGCGCGTTGATCAGCGTCATCATGTGGGGCGAGGCAAAGCACCACCGGGTGCTGGAGCCGTAGAAGAACACCGTCTCCAGGAACGAGTCCAGCGCGCCCAGGGTCAGCGCGGCATCGTTGGCGAGCACGGTCTTGTTGGTGGTCACGAACTGCGTGACCCCTCCAGTCGACCGCACCGGGGTCGAGCCGGTGAGATCCTCGTTCCGGGCCCCGAACCAGAACTGCCGATTGATGCGCCAGTTGTGCTCCATCGCGGACTTCCGGCGCAGGAACGTCCGCTCGCTGGCGGTGGCATAGAGCCCCGAAGCCTCGGTCGTCTTGGTGAGCTGGCTGGGGGATTTGAAGATCTGCGTGTAGTTGAAGCGCCGAACCTTGACGGTCTGACGCACCACCCCGGTTAGCGAGCCTTCCGGGTGCGCGTTCCCCATGATGTACAGCACGTCGTTGTCGACCAGCGCCGCGGCGGTCGAGCCCCACCCGCGCACGACGGTCAAGGTGTTGGTCGCGACCCCGGTGACCCGCATCGTCTCGGCGGTCCGGAAGACCTTGACCATGTCCTGAGGCGCGAAGTACGCGCCGTTGTCCACGACGATGGAAGTCGCGCCCGAGGTGTAGCCGGCGCCGTTGTTGACCGCATCGACCCACGGCACGGCCTCATCCTCGAGCCAGTCGAACTGCGGATTCATCGTGGACTTGCGGGAAAGCTTGCGCACCAGCGCCGCAAATGGCGCCTCTTGCGGCTGCAGCAGGTAGATCTTGTCGGCAACGTCCGGCTTACGCTGTTGCTCGACGATGTTGCCAGTGTGCTCCTGGGCGACAATGGTGGGCATCGCCGGTCAATCTCCTTTCACGGTTAGAGTGGTCGGAGCGTCACGGATGGCGGTCCGCTCCCAAGCAGTTCGTCGACCACGCCAGCGCCGGCACCCGTTGGTGTTCCTGGAGGAGCCCCTCCGGCCCGGCCGGATTCTCCCACGGTGCCACGCATGGCGTCGATGGCGGCGACCCGCGCGGCTTCGGCCGCCTGGCTCGCCGCGGCGGACGCGGCGGCGGCGGCGGTCGTACCGCTGGTCACCATCGCATAGAGCCGTTCCCCGAGTTCCTCTTTGGGGTAGATCGAGAGCAACTGCGGGGCCTTCATGATCAGTTCAGCCATCTGCCGATCGTATTGCGCGGCGTCTGGGTGCTTGCTCTTCACCGCCTCCCAGATTTCTTTCCCGACTTCCGCCCCGGCGGTCCATCGCTGCATCAGGCCAGCGAACCCTTCCTGCATCCGCTGGTCGATCAGGTGATACACGGTCCCGCGCGGATCGGTGGTGAATCGGTCAATGAAGCGACTCGGATCGGCGAGGTCGGCATCCAGAGACTCAGCCTCGTTCGGTGCAATCCCTGGCGCGGCGGTCGTTGCGGTCTGCGTCCCCGGTTCTGGTGCCAGGAGGTCCTGCAGCACGGCGGCGGGATCCAGCCCGGCCTCTTCGTACTGCCCGAGGAGTTGCGCATGCCCGGCGGCGGCGGCCAGGGCGTCGTCCAGCGACGCGAAGCGCGCCATCTCCGGGAATCGGGCCAGCTGCTCAGGAGTCAGCCACGGCGCCGCAGGCGGGGGCGTGGGGCTCGGAGCAGGTGCTGGTGCGGGGGCCGCAGGAGGTGGTGCGGCGGCCGCCGGCGTCGGAGCCGTGGCGCCAGGAGCTGGCGCCTCCGGCGTCAAGAGTCCAAGCACATCTCCCTCGACGGCAGGAGTGGGCGTCGGTTGTGTTGACATCGTGCCTCCTCCAAAAACGAAGAGAGAGCGCCGCAACTGCGCGCCCCCTCCAGGATGTGGTCAGGGACGATCTATCGAAACCGCTGCTCGATCTCGGCGGGGCCCGTCAAACGGATCATCACGACCACGCCGTCCTGAACTTCGGCTTTCAGCTGGACCTGCACCGCGCCATGGGCGATCTGCTTCGCTTGCGCGCGCAACCAGGTCAGCAGCCGATCTTCACACGAGCGCAGGGGTTCGCGGCCGTCCATCAGGATTCCTTCGTCCGCGGGTACACCAAGGCATCGAGCAACCCCGGAGGGACCATATCGGTCGTTCTCGCGGCATCCTGGTCAGCCGCCTCGTCCGCCGCCGCTCGCAGCACACTGCGCGCTTCATGAAAGAACCCTGCGGCCATCTTGAGCCCATCGCGGATCCCGCGGCGGCGCAAGAGCTCCTCGGGCGTCACATCGCCATCCAACGTGGCCGCGGCGAGCGTCGCGATGGCTTCGTCAAGAAACTCGATGACATACTGCGGCCGCGCGAGCAGCTGCTGTGCCACCTCGACGGTCATCTTCGGCATCTTGCTACCCTCGCAGCTGGAGCGCCTCGGCGAGATACTGGCGCCCGGCCGCGTCCAGGGCGCCACCATCGCCATTCCCGCCCAGATCCTCAAGCTCGCTCGGAAGCTGAGCCGCCTCTGGCGCCATCCCGCCAATCATCGTCGGCATGCGCCGTTCGCCTCCTCGCGAAGAATTCCCGCCCGCGCGGGCGGCGACCTGTTGGAGCGCGCGCGCCAGCGCCACCTGCTGCATCTCTTCGTCGGTGCGCAGAAACGCCTCTTTCTCACGCACGTTGTAGAGATCGAGCACGAACGCCAGCAGTTTGTCGTCACGGATCCGCTCGGAGTTCATCAGGATCGGCAGGATCTGTCCGATCGCGGCGCGCCGGGCCTCTCGCGGCTCTGCACTGCTCACCGTGGGGATGAAGTCGTATTCGCCCGCCAGATCCTCCCGGCGTAGTTGGACCGGGACCTGGTTGGTGACGCGGATCCAGCGCGTCGCGGGGAGAAATCGCTGCGCGTTCCGCATCCGAAGCTTAGCTTGCTTGCGCATGGCGCCGGTCTCGTTGTAACGCATCTTAGACGTGAAGCGTAGGCCGGCCGCCCGCTGCAGCGCCAGCACGGTCGTCGCGGCTTCTCGGCGGTTGGGGACCTGGCCCTGGTTGTAGCCCCAGTTCCCTGTGGCTTCCTGCACGTCGAACCGCACCACGGTTTCCTCCTGGACGCCGAGAGCGGGGTTCCCCGATTGCGAGGCGATCAGTGGACGGATCCCCTGGATGTCGTTCGCCCAGATGGTTTGCCCCGGTCGCCAGATCAGCGTCTCGGGATCGATCCCGGCGAGCTTGCTGGCCACCAGGATGTTGTTGATCATCATGCTGACGACGTCCAGGCGCTGACCGCGGATGTCGTTGAGCTCGCTGACGAGGCGCTCGATGACCTCGTGTTCGCCAATCCCCATCAGCTCATGGGGCACGAAGTGGTCGACGTAACGGACGAAGGGCTTGATGCCGTAGCCGTTGGCCCAGGCCCGCACGACGCGATGGCGGTTGAGCACCGTGATGATGGAATTGTCTGACCACCGCTCCAAGACTTCGATTCGATACCGCCCTTGTGCTTGATCGCCAGGCCGCGAGAGCCCGATCTCGCCCAAGAGCTGCTCGCTTTCCAGATCCTGCCCCCACGGCATCCGGGCGAGCCCTTCGACGGTCTCACCCTGCAAGTCGTAGAAGCCGGCATCGACCATGCGCTGCACGTAGGTCGGGCTGCGCAGCGCGCGATGGATGATGTACTCGGCGTCGTCGACATCCTCGGCCCAAGGATCCGGGAAGCAGTTGTACGTCGAGATGTCTTCGACGCTGTTGCGCTGCGCCGCCCAATCCCACAGCACTTTCTGCCACCCGGTACCGTAGTTCAGCGTGTCTTTCCAGCTCGAGAAGAGCGGCAGCAGCGTGGCCGCATCGTCGTCTTCCCACTCTAAGTACTTCTCGAACTGTTTGGCGCCTGTGTAGTCCGTGCCTTCCCGCGGGAGCACCGTGAAGAGCGGCCGCTGGCTGTAGGCGTCGATAATCGTGGCCAGGCCGTGTTCCACCGAGGCAAAGGGAATCGGCACGAACACATCGGCGCGCCATGGGCGCGCCTTCTTGGGACTGTGTGACCGGTACATCCGATAGAACCGCAGGAACTTCGTGAAATACGGGCGCAGGAAGGCATAGCTCGCCTCGAAGTCCTGGATCACGCGCCGGAGGAGCTCGTCTGGTGTGCCGAACGACCGATCGATCGGCGAGGACCGCGCCGCGCGCGGATCCTGCGGCGACGAGGGATCAGAAAGCGCGAGCGCCATCAGGAGCGGCGATAACCGCCGCGTGGCCCCAGGCGCCCCGCGCGTTCCATGTTGAGCGCCATGGCGACGGCCTTTTTCTGCGGCTCGCCTTCACCGCGCAGGTGACTGATCTTGGCGCTGACCCGACCGCGGCCGGCGCGGGATGTGATCGGGGCGCGGCGGCGGCGGAACATCGCGGCGGTGATGGCATCAGCGGTCTTGGCCATAGGTGCTCCTCCCTCCACGTGCTGCCGGGTGTGTTGTCGAACGACGTTTCTCTCGAGCGCGAAAGATGACCCGGTAGCCGTCCTGCCGGGGCGGGTGCAGACGGCCTTGGCCTAGATCCGGCTTCCGTTGCGCGCCCATCAGCGCGGTGGTGATCGCGTTCACGACCTCAGGAGGCATCGGCGGCTCCAGTCGGCGGCCACTCTTCGCGGCGCCGCACGCGCGTTCCTGTCATGACGACCAGAACTTGCGCCGGCCGACCACCAGCGCGCGGAGATAGGAGCCGAAGCGTCCATCGGCTCTGCCGGAGCCCCCTACAGGGCCGGGCGGCGCGGGCGGCTGCGTCGTGAACGTCGTCTCGGCATACGCGGAGTTGCCCGTCGCATTGATCGCGCGCGATCGCGCGCGGTAGGTCCGGCCAGCCGTGAGCCCGCTCAACGCAAAGGTGATCTCCGTCCCGGTGCCGGGTTGAGAGGCGGCGTTCGACAGGCTCACGTAGGCGCTCGGGTTCCCCGGGTCTGTTTCGTCTCGATACTGTGCTTCAAACGCGGTCTCAGGATCTCCCGCGGCCCCGGAGTTGTCGGTCACGATGAAATTAGCCGTCCCCGTCCCGATATCCGCCACGCGCGGTGAGATGGGCGCCGCCGGGATCGCCGCCGGCGTCGTCGCCGCGATCGACCCGCTAGCCGCGCGCACTGCACCAGAAAACGCCACGACGCGGATATCGTAGGCGGTATTCGGCACCGCAGTCAGCCAACTTCCAGAGGTCTCGTCCGCCGAAAAGGTGCGCCGCACCGTCCAAGTTCCAGCCCCAGCCGGTGAGGACTCCAGATCGTACCCCTGCTCATCAGCCACGTTCGTCCAGGTCGCGTCGATCTGGGTCGGCGAGATCGCCACGGCGCTGTTGATCGTCGGGGTCCCTGGATTGGGCGGAGGCGCGGCATTCGTCGTGATGGTGAAGGTCTGCCGGGTCGATTCCCCGCTGGCATTTGAGGCCCAGACTTCGACCTCATACTGCGTAGACGCCGTGCGTCCGGTAATAGCGATCGTCACGGTCGAGCCAGTTCCCGCACCAGTTGCCGTTGCCTGATTGATCGTGGCCTCATACGTGCCAGTGGTCGGTGGCGTTCGGACGCGCGCATGCCAGGTGGTCTCGTCGTCGTCTCCGCCTCCACTGTTGTCCTCGAACTGCACATCAAACGTGGTCGTCGTCACGTTCGCTGCGCGCGGGTTCAGCGGCGCCGCAGGGACGGCGACCGCCAGCGTCCGCTGAATGCTGTTGCTCGGAAACCGGTTTCCGGTCGGCCCGATTGCGACTACGCGTCCCCAATAGGTCGCCCCCGGCGTGGCGGCGGTCCAGTCTGCAGTGATGCTATTCGAGCCAGCAGTCCCGCGAACGGTCCAGTTGTTGTTGTCCGGCGAAGTCTCGAGATCATAAGAGACTTCGTTGGCCACGTCGCCCCAGGCCCAACGCAGTACGCCCGTGCTGGGGTTCGTGAGCGACGTGAGGGTAGGGGCGGTAGGATCGACCTGCGAGGCGCCGATCGCGCGGCGCACCCGGAGCACCCGGCTGGCTGTGCCCTCGACGCTCGCGTTCGGACCGCTGGTGTAACGGGCGCGTGCAAAGAAGTACGGCCGGCGATGCGGAAAGGCCGCAACGTTATACTGAAAGGTCGCGACGCCGCTGGCATCGGGGACCACGCTGGCGAGCAGTTGGGAGTCATTATCCAGGTAGAAATCCACGACATGCGCGTCGGGGCGCGCAAAGGCAGTCGCATCGCGCGTGGCGACTGTCAGCGTCACGATCCGCTGCCCTTGGGCATTGGCGACCGGCTCGAGGCCGTCATCCCCGGTCGAGATCGTCAAGAAGCACCTCGGGGTCAGTGGCACCGTATTCGCGGTATCGGGCGTGTCCACATCGCCGTTGACGTTGGCGGCGAACACGCCTGGATTGGCGGGATCGTCCTGACGATAGATCGTGAAATCGGTCCCGTGGCCGAGCGACGCCAGCCCAGTCGCGTTGCGTATCCGCAGATGCGAACCGACCGGTGGAGGCGGTCCGGGACCAAAGAGCAGCAATGTGCCACTGATGTTTGACCAGGTTACCCGCGCGAACTGGGCGAAAATGAGCGAGCCGGCAACGCCGCCGGTGGGGTCGTGCCCAACGGCCGTTTGGCCAGACGCGACATTCCGCACGACGCCATCGCGGTAGTACGAATCGACCACCGAATCGAGAACATAGCGCAGGATGCGCACGCCGAAAGCGCCGGCAAGGTTGCGCGGATCAGCGAGGAACGTGGTGACCTGCCGACCGATCACCGAGTGGATCAGTTGCGCTGCGCCGTTTTCGATCCCGCGAAACTGGTGCGTATGAAATCCGGAGACATACGCGCCCTCCTGCATTCCATGGCGACCGTTGCGCCACGCGATCCAGTCGACCATAACCTGCATTGGAGCCACATGGCCAGAGTTCTGATGGAGGAAGAAGCCATGGGGCCAGTTCGAGTGCGACTCGCAGCGCGGCGCATGGGTTTGCTGAAAGGAGTTTGCCGCGCCTTCAGGCCAGAGGAACCCCGCCGAGTCTGAACCTCCAGAATGCCCCGAGGCCACACAACCCAAGAAGGATGCGTTGAACGCGCCCACGCCAGCCCAAAACGCCGCCGATCGCGTATCGCTGCCAGCCGTAGTGCCTGTGCGCATCGACAGGCCGCGCTCCCACCGAAAGTCATTTGCCGAGATCGCCGGGATGATGTCAGGGCCGCGAGAGGGCGGGGTAACCGTGACTTCCAGGTTCAGCGCCGTCGAGACCTGCTCGCCTGTGGAGAAAACGCGCGCCACGTTGTAGAACACGTTGTCTTCGCCTGTGACCCCATGGCTCTCATGGACGAAGACGCCGCCTCCCTTAGTGTTGGCGACGATGCAGCGGCGGATGTAACTGCCGCGAGAGCCTTCGAACTGCTGGTGGATATGGAGCGCATAGCGCCCCATCGGGTTGCGCGTTGAAACTGGCGAGAAGTGGTCGATCCGCACGTCTTCGAGATAGACCTTCCCGTTGTCCAGGACCATGAAATGCGGCGCGTCCGTGTTGGTGCCCGTCGACGTGTCGAGGATGACATTCTTGGTCAGATTCGAGACCTCGCCGGCCAACACTTCATTCCAGGCATCGCCGAACGGATCGGTCCACACTGGCACAGCGAGGTACTCGTGCGCGAAGGAGAGTCCCGACGCCCAAGTAATTGTGCGACTCGCATCGCCGACGACTCCCGAGATCGTGCTTAGCGTGCGCACCTCATCTTGGTTGTCGGAGTTCGAGAGCCGAAGGTGCGTGTCAGAGAAGACAATCTCATCTCCTGGCGCCCAGCCCTGGGTGTAAATTCCGGAGATCGCACCGCTGGTTGCTCCGACGCCGATGGGGGCCGTGACGATTTTGGTCCAAGTATCCTTGATGGCGCCGTGCGCAAAGACCTGGCCATTCCCAATGACCCAGAGCCCAGGATCAGTCGCCAGCGGAACCTCGGTGTCGCCACCCACGTACCCGGCCTCAAGCCCGACGATGTTCCACAGCAGCCTGGTTTGGACGTTCGCGGGGATGCGATCGTTGAAGGTGCCCAGATCCAGGATGCCGCCAGCGACCACAAGGTTGCGGCCAATCGTCAGGGTACTATTGACGCTGCGCGACGCGCGGTAGGTACCTCCAGCATTGATGGTGCAGTCTCGGCAGACGAGCGTGGTGGCGTCGCCAGTGACGAGATGGTTGAGCACCGCATCGTCGGCGGCGGTCGGAACTGCTCCGTCCCAAATAGCGGCGGTCCAGTTTCCCGAGGCTATGCTTGTTCTTGTCGCCACGTCGAGAATACCGGGGGTGTCATTCCATGCTTGCATACCGCTGGAGTAAACAAGAAATTGCATATCTCAAGAAGTACTACGCAGAATACGGCGGACAGAAAGTCTCTGATTTCTTGGGTCGATCTCCTGTAGCGATCGCACATAAAGCCATGAGGCTTGGTCTGAAGATTCCTGATCATCTTACGCGCACCCGACAAATAGCCACACTGCGATCCCGCACGGCACAACGGTCGCCACATCAACATGGGACGCCAGGCAAGTGGAAAACGGTTTGCACAAAGAGATAAAGAGATGATTCTGGAAATGCGGCGGGATTTCCATTCAATCGAGAAAATCGCTTTCGATATAGGAGTAACCCGCAAGACTGTTCTGTCATATCTCTCCTCTCTTCGCAGGTGATGATGGCCATCTAGCCCAATGACCCAACGAGTGCGCTGTGCTGGTAACTGCCTCCCCCGCCTGCGACTCCATCATCGAGTCCATCGACGATGATCCCCATGAAGAGACGCCGAGTCGTCAGTTGCGTCCACGCGCCTCCGTCCGTCCGAGTCGAATGATGCCACAACTGGCCACCGGCCATCTGATCGAGGATCGCGGCAGTGTGCACATCGAAAGAATAGATGGCGATATTCGCTGTCGTTGTTGGCCGAATAGAAATTCGGAAGTTGGTGCTAAGAGCCTGAGCCTCAGAGGCGGCGAACCAGACAAAGTGCGGCATGTGCGGAGTTATCGCCGCATCGACATCGGCATCTTCAGCCGCCGTCTCGACTTCCGTACCGGCTCCATTGTAGACCACTACGTCGAAGTCGTTGTCGCTATCGACCCACAACCATACGCCCGCGAGACGCACCGGAACTGGAAACTGGAAGAATGCAGCGATCTCGTCAGGAGTCGAACTACTGTTGAACGAATGGGTATTGAGCGCTGACGCTGGCAGTACTCCGGGCATGTAGTCGAAAGAGCCATCGTCGTACTCAAGCGCCACCACGGGTACCCGCGCAATCTTCCCCCACGCTCCTGACGTGAACGAGGCGGCGTAAGGGAATCCTGCTCCTGGCGATCCGCCAGGGGCGAACGTCGAGAGTTCATAGTTGGGCGTGCCGGTCGGCGTGACGACAACGGCCAGCAGATCTCGGCGTGCAACCACCGCACTAGCAGTGAGGTCCCCGCTACGAATCCAGGTGTTGGCGGTAATTGAGGCCGCAGCGACAGTGACGTTGGTGTTGGCGGCCCACAACGTACCTGTGGGCAATCCTGTCGTGAGGCTGACTGTTTCGACGCGGAAGTCGCTGTCCGTGGCCGTCGTCACGGCATTTGCTCGCACATGGACATTGCGGATGTTCCCCGCCTTCGGGGCACGAACGATATAGGCGGCTTGTTCACCCGCTGCGTCCATCAGCAAGGTGTTGTAGGTGGGTGTGTTGTTGGACGTGTTGGTCCAGGGTTCCTGAATCATGAATCCACGTACGGTCTGGGTTGCCATATTAGACCTGCCGCGCCAAGCGGGACTCCAGATCCCGGATGATCGCTTCGTACCGCCGCTGCATCTCCTCTACCGCATCGCGCAGGGCACGGAGTTCGGTGTCCAGACGTTTTCGGTCTTCCCAGGAGAGTTCCAGTAGGTGCGCAATCTCTTCTGCATCCGTCACGATGCGCACATGCGGCTGATCCTCTTGGGCACGCGCACGGGCTTCCTCAATCGTCATGCCCTGCATCGGCGACCGGATCGAATACTCGCCATTCGATTCCGTCACGACGCGCACGGGAAGACCCATACCCATCTCCTTTAGGTGCTTTCGTAACCCAGCATCGTGCCGTAGAAGGTCCCGGTGCCGGAGAGCACTTCGAGTTTTGCCGTCGCGCCCACGCCATCCCCGGCCGGTCCCACGATCGGTTCAGGCTGCGCGTTGATAACCCCTGGCCCGTCCCCGCCGAGTCGATGCTCATAGCGACTCGTCCACACCGGCGCGCCGATCGAACCGGTGTTCTCTCGATAGGCCACAAGCCCTGCGGCCGTGCCACTCATGGAATACTGCATTATGCGCGTCCGCAGCGTGTTGGCCGGGACCCAGGTGATGATATCGCCCGCGTTCACCCGGTTGGAGGTCTTGTAGAGATGTGCGATCGCCGGGGATCCCGAGATCACGCGGATCGCGTTGTTGACGCTATCATAGCCGCGGACTTCCACCACTGGGGCATTCGCCCCCGTGAGCAGACGCGAGAGCCAGTCCTGCAGCGAGCGGATCCCCAGCGGGAAGCCGTCGATGGCGACCCCGCCGCCGCCGGTGCTGTCGAGCCCTCCGGAGAGCTTGACGGTGACGGTGCCATTCCCGATGTTCGGGGAGATGCGCGCGCGCAAGATGCGCAGCACCTGATTGATCTGCACGGTATGGACGCGGTTGGCCGCGACCCATGGTACATTGGCCAGTTGCGCCCACGTGCCCGCAAAGCCTGAGGTCACCGCTTCCTCGAGGATGACCCCCCCGGCGTCGGAACCCACCGAGAACTCGATGGTGACCTTGATCGCCACCTCGCGCCCTTTGAAGTTATACTCCGCGCTGCCGGTCGCGATCGCGGCAAGCAGGGTGACTTCATCTAGGACGACGCTACCCATGGGCGGCTCCTCTCAGATCCCGAGTGTCGCTTTCAGGCCGATCCATCTCCATCGCGAGACTCCTGCGGCGGCCGGCGCGGCGCCCAGGAGCGCCGGGGCCAGTGACGTCATGCTTGCGCGCACCGCTCGAGGCGCGCGGTGGCGGACTGTTCGGCCGATCTGCGTCTCCATCGTCGCATGACGGACCGTTGGGGGAGGAGGCGGCGCCAATAGTTGCACCCGTGCGGTCCAGACCGCTCGACGCCGGTGGCGGATGGAGGCGGGCCGACGTATCAAGCGCGCGGCATAATGCTCGGTTGGCGGTGGCGGGCCGGCTTCCGGGTGGAGGACCTCGAAGCCGTAACCGACGAATCCGCTCATCTACGCGACCCGCCGGATGCTCCACTTGAACGAGCGCCCGGTCCCGGCGACCTGCTTGATCGAGAAGCGCCACCGATGGAGCAAGACCAAGGCCGGCGAGATGAACAGGTCATCCGCCTGAGCGTCTTTGATGGGCCACATGTGCACCTGCTGTGAGGCCACGTCGCTCGACAGTGCCGCTTCGTAGACCCGGATCTCCAGGTCGTCGGCATTGGCCATGTTGGAGAGGTCGACCACAAACTGAAATGCCCCATCGGTCGAATCCGGATCCGTCCCGAGGAAGTGCTCGGTGGCAATCGTCGCGGTTTGCGTCCCGCTCGCGTGCTCGGTGACGGCCATCTCAGCCGACGCGCTCCAAGATCATCTCTGCCCGTAGGCGCCACTGGTGCCCGTTCAGACAGGTAAACGTCTCGTCCCACATCAGATGCAGGTGCGTCGTTTGATCGCGCGCCACGTCCCCGCGCAGTGCTGGAGAGATCAGCGCGACCGCCAGGCCATCGATGGGACACGCGAGGATCGGCATCGCGTTAGGCCGCCAAGCCGGCGTGGATGACGACGCGCCGTGCTTCGGCTTCCGCCGAGGCGATGCGGGCAAACAGGCCGGCGCCACTCGGGACGGGTTTGTAGAGCGGAATTTCGGGCATCGGCCCATCCAGGGCTTCACTCGCGTTCTGGCGATACCGCCACATGCCGATCGACTGGACGTTCGCGCTATCCGGCCCGTGCCCGATTTCGACCAGCGTGTCCGCGGCCACGATGGTCGTGTCGGTGCCGATGCTATACCCTGAGTGCCACAGGTTGTGAAACCGAGACGTGCTCGCGACGATCTGCGTCCAGGACCCAAAGACGCCGTTCCCTGCAGTCACCGAGGTCCCTGAACTGGCCGCGGCATTCTCACCGTAGGTATCCCACGCTGAGACGAGGTAGGGGAACAATGGCTGCTGTGCCAGCCAGATCGCGACTGTACAGGTGTCGCTCCCTGTGACCGCCTGCCCGCGGGCGGACACGCGGAGACCGGTCGGAATGTAGATCGGAAAGTACCACTGCTTGCCCAGCGCATTCGTCGCTGAGTCGGCGGCGCCGACATCGAGGAAGGGCAGGACGACCGCTTCACTGCCGCCGCCGCTGGGACCGATGCCGATATCAATCAGGAACCGCGTGTCAGCCGCCGCGCCGCTGATATCGCGCACGACGACATAGATCCCGTAACTGGGGACGTTCGTAGGATCGATCAGCGAGGCCCATGACCCCATCGTATGCGCCGTCGCGCTGGCGGTCACGGTTGCCCCCGCGCGAGCCGAGGCCGTCAGGCTCGACTGGAAGACCCGCTGGAAGATGGCCGGAGCAACAACTGGCATTTGACTCTACGTCCCGTCCTCTTCCCGCACGGCCGCGGCGCCACAGCGGCCGCAGATCCACAGGTACGGATTGCGAAACCCTGGCAGTGCGCGCATCAGGTCGAGCTCGCGGCCCATCCACTGATGCCCGCGAGCCCAACACAGGACTTGCCACCCCCACAGCGCGAGCTGGCGCCAGGGAACGAATCGGTGGGCCCAGATGGGATCGGACCGCCACCAGGCCACGAGGGCGACCGTCACGAGGGTGACTGCCGCGAGGCCGAGGGTCTGGAGAGTCTGTGGGCCCTCCAGCTGTTGCCAGATCAGGGTCACTCTTCGCCTCCCCACCCCACACGGACATCGACGGCCGCGGCGATGTTGACCCGCAAGCCCAGGCGACCGGCGGACGGCATCTCGACTTCACCGTCAGGTAACGGCAGCGGGTAGACGAACCCGGACTGTGGGTGGATCGGAAAGGCCTTCAGGATGTCTCCAGCAGTAGGTTCGGTCGTCCAGGCCCCCGAGGCCGGTCCTTCTTGCCCGGTCACGAGCAGCGAGGTGCTGGTGTCTTTGGTCTTGAGGGGGTTTCGCGGGCTGCCCCCGGTGCCCGCGGACGTTTGGCGCAGGATCTCGACGTTCGCGGGCTCCGCGGTGTTGCTTGTGCCGAAGAAGCCGATCTCCGCCCACTGCACCACCGTGATGACGTTGGTGCCTCCGAGCAGCTGCAAGATCGTCTTGAAGGCGGCGGCCACCGTGCCGATGCGCACCGAGGTCGTCTGCGCAAAGAAGTTCCGGGCCCCGCCCCGGATGGCCGGATAGGGAGATAGGAGATCGAGCAGTCGTGACCCATGGCCAGGTGCGCGCCACGCGCGCCAGAACGCTATGAGCCATTCATCCTGAAACTGTCCGCGGTACGCGGCGCGGATCTGCTCTCTGGTCGCTGGCCGCAGGCGCGTATAGTCGGTGTGCATCGTCGATGGCCTCCTCCTACTCCTTAGCACAACGCCACGATGTTGGTCGCCGTTGTGCTGGCGGCGAAGACGCGCTTGACGGATACGGGCAGGATCATCCCGTTTTGGACGTTGCTGAAGATCACATCATCCCCGCTCCAGGTGAGTACCCGCACGTTGCCGGTGTTCCCCACATAGAGCGCACGGGCCCAAGGATCCAGGTCAACGCTATCGCTTGGAGTCACCGCGAGACACTTCTGCGAAGGAGATTCGAGGGTCAACTGCCCGATCGGAAGTCTGCTATCGGCCGGCATGCTCGTGACCCATCGAGGCGCTCCTGGACCTCGGGCGCCTCTCAGGTCAATGAGTCAGCGAGCCCTCGTCCCGCCGGGAAGGATTCTGCTGTGGGTTAGGAAATCCTGCCGCGCCCAGGAATGTAGATCCGCGAGCGCCCCTCAGAAACCTTGAATTGGTATGCGCCACATTTGCGGCACCGCAGTGGCATCAACACGACCGGCGTCCCGTTGGGTCCCAACGGCAGCGGGGCGCCAGTGATGTCCGTCATCATGAAGCTGGCGGACGAGAGGTCGGCTCCGCAGGCGCAGACAGTCTTGTAGTCGACGTCGGTGAGGGGCTTCTGGGAGCTGGGCTCAGCTTCCGGTGCAGCTGGTGCGCTCTCAGGCGGAACTGGATCCTGGCGATCATCTCGTCCGTTTTCCATGGGTAGCCTCCATAGTGTGTCGCGGCGCGTATCCCAAAGTGAATCCCGATCCGGCACCCGGCCGCCAGGGCTCGTCGGCTGAACCACACATCCTCCCCCACCATCCGTTCAGTGGACTCACGCAAGAACCAGGGCCGCGGAATGCGCGCCAGCGCCGGGACCCACATCGCAAACGCACTGCCGCCGATGAACCCACGACACGCCAGCGGCGCTGCGCGCTCGATCGCGTCCAGCATCTCGTCCAGATCGTCCTCTGTCGGGGACGTGCGCTCAGGCGGGTGATGCCACCCAGGATCACCACGCCCACGACAAGGGTACGGCACGCCGAGCGCCGCCCACTGCCCGGCGATCGTCTCGGTCAACAACCGCTCCGTCTCTTCTCCAGCCACGTATTGATCCGCGTCGACCATCATCACCGCGTCTGCGCCGAGATTGACTGCCTCTTCGGCAATCCGCTCGCGCGCCTCGTCCAGATAACACTCCGCCAAGGTATCCCCTGGAATCACATGCACGTCCCACTGAGGCGGGCGCAGCCGCTGGAGCGCCTCGACGAGGAATCGCTCCGCCGCCGGGTAGATGAACCGGAAGCGCGGAATGGCGAGCACTACGCGCGTCATGACGGGGTCCCTGCTTTCTCCCAGATCGCCTTCGCCCAGGCTTCCCGTGGAGTCCAGCTTGCGTTCGCGTACTTCTCACGATCGCGCAAGATACACTCCCGGACAAACCGCTGGATGGCGAGTACCAACGTCTCGCCTGGGCGCATCGACATCGTGACGCCGTAGGTGGCATCATCTCCGCAGTCCCAGGAGTTTTCCCCCTTGCCAGGCACAGGGATGCCGCTGGGGATGTTTAGCTCCAGGCGGCGGAGGCGTGCTGGCCACGGCCACCGTGGGCGCCGCCATTCTGCCATCTCGATCGTTGCGATCGCCTCATAGCGTCCCTCAGGGCAATACACCCATGCCTTCCCTGGGCCCTGAAGGGGGCGGGAGGAATATACGGACTTCCCCAGCAGGGCGTCGAGCCACGACCAGCTCCAGGTCCATCCTCCTGTAGGCGTCTGACCGTAGAGATCGTAGTCCATCCACTGGCGCTGCTTCCCAGACGCCTTCGTCGCGCTCAAATAATCATGCGCCCAATCGACCCACACAGCGCCACCATGAAGAGAGACTCCATAGTGACGCTGCGTTGGTCCGCGTGATCGCTTGAGACCAAGGGAGGTCGCCACGCGGGGTCCGAAGCCGGAGAGAGTAACGTAGACGAACCCTACATGGAACCCGATGCCGCGTTCGTCCTTCCCGTCGTGATCGCCGATGTGGAATCCCACGGACCACCGCCACGACGCGAGCTGTACAGTGAGTGATCGTTGCGGTCCGCAATACCACCAGCGGCGCCCATCGGAAAGACTGCGACCGATCAGCCGGCTCAGGTCCATTTGCGTCGCTCCTCTCAGTAGGCGGTGTACGGGTTCTCTGGCGCCTGGTAGGTCTGCGGCCGCGCGGTGCTGGCAAAGAGCACCGGGTTCGGCGGCGGCAGCAGCTCGATGCACCCGGCCAACCCGTCGATCAGGTCCGTCGCCGTCCCTCTCGGAAACCGCACCAGCTCCATCTCGAGGTCCGGGGCGCCGGTCGGCGGATGGTACATGCGGCCCCCTTCGTAGAGCGGCAGCAGCAACCCCCGCACCCGCGCTTCCCACGTCGTGCGCGTCGACGGCGGGACTTCGCGTGGTGGCGGGAGCGACACCCCCGCGCGCGCCGCGGCCGCCATGATCGGGTAGCGCAAGATTTTCTGAAAGATCACCGACTCGATGCCCCAGATCTGCGGCAGGTACGTCTGGTAGAGATCGACCACGCGCTCCGCCAGATGCGTTTCGTTCACCCGGTCGTGCCAGGCCGTCAGGATCCGCACCGCCTGGTCCGGGGCCATGGGATCGATGGCCACGATCACGATGGCGGAGTAACTGCTGCGCCGCGCCGTCGAGATGGCCGGGTCCAGGAACATGATGACAATGAGGTCATCCGCCAGCGGCGGCGCCCACCGGCGAATGAACTCCTTGCGAAAGACGGCCGAGCCCGCCGGCACCGGGTCCATCAGGTAGTTCGCCGCGAACAGGTAGGGATCCATCCGCCGCCGGCGGCGCTCGAGCGTGTCGATCGAGAGACTCGCGCAGAGCGTGCGCGGGCTCGTCTCACCGATCAGCGGCTTGCCCTGCGCGTCCAGATACGCGCCGCGGAAGAAGACTTCCCACTCGCCGATGACCGATTCGCCCTCGCACAGGCGCGTGCGAATCGCCGCATCGTCCAGCCCGGACTGGCGCAGGATCTGCCAGTAGGGGTCCAGGTCGTCCCAGAACGTGCCCACCAAGGTGAGCTCGACCAGCGGATCGTTCTCCGGCAGCTCCAGCAGTGGCTCCAGCAGGTCGATGGTCTCCATGGTCTTCGTGATCGCCTCTTTCGTGGTCACCGTCTGGCGTCCCACCAGATCATCGGCGATGATGCGCCGGAAGTGGAGCCCCACCACGTTCACATCGATCCCGGCCGGCATCACCGTCGGCTCGCGAAAGTCCATCGACCGGGTTACCGTGAATCCGGTCTCGGTCCAGGTCGGCCCCTCGAGCGAGCCAAAGAGCTGCCGGAAGCGCGGGTGCGCCTCGAGGGACCGCCGAATCGGCGTCGCGAACTTCTTCGCCGTTTCGCGCAGGTCCGAGTAGAGCAGGATCCGCTCATTGGGATCCCGGATGATGCGCCACAGCGATTGGCATTCCGTGACCACGGTGGTCTTCATCGTCCCGCGGGGCATGAACACCATGCGGTGGCGCGTTGTACTCGGCGTCTGGATAAAGCCCGCGAGCTCGCGGTGTGGCGAAGGCTCCAGCAGCGTCTTGCCCAGTACTTCGGTCGCGAACCAGTAGAGATCGCCGATCGCCGTCTGCTGCGCCTCGGGAATGAACCCGATCGGAAAGAGCCCCCGAGGAGGCCGGCGACGGGTCGCCACGGCGCTCACGTCAGGCGGAAGTCCATCGGACCCAATGATCCGCGAATGGCTGGCGCGCTCGACCGCCACTGCCACGCCCAGAAGAAAGCGTCAACCCCAGATGCTCTTGAGCGAGCATCGCAACGTCCAGCATCGTGTTCGCCCGGGCTTCCCACGCGCACGTCCCACGGCCTTCTGGCCCCAAGCAGGTCAAGACCCACGGCCCCCGCGCGGCCCAAAACGTCGCGGGACGATAGGCCACCCCTTCATGCTGACGACTCTTCGTGCGACCCACGAGCCGCTTCTGCCTTTGCCGTTGCGGTTTCACCGGATGCCCCCTCGTCTGTGATCTCGTGCCCTCGCAACACCGCGATCGCTCGTTGAATCCAGCGGATCTCTTCCTGCGCGCGCGCCAGCCACGCCGCGCGCTCCTCGTCGCTGAACGCGTCCGCGGACGCCTGCAGGGTCTCCACCAGCGCCACATACGGACTCTGCCCCGGCGGGGACCGCAGGGCCACAGCCTCCCCCGATGCAGTCGGCCGGCTCCGTCCAGACGGGCGGAACCCGCGTAAGTCCGCGATCAGCGCCAGCGCCTTGAGCGTCTCTGAGCGGGACGCCCCCGGCGCGAGCGCCACGTCAATGGCGCGCGCAATCAGCATATCTAGGCTCATCTGCCCCACGACCACGCGCGGATCCCGCGCCTGGCGCAAGGCCGCGGCAATCCGCGGTCGACGCAGCGCCCGCAACCCCGCCGCCTCCGGGGCGTGCGTCCATCCCGCCGCCCGCGCCGCCGCGGTCGGATCAGAACTGATCAGGTAGTGCTCGATGAACTTCCATTCCTTCGCGGTGAGTTCGTTCGTCGCCAGGCGCCGGTACCCCTCATCCGTCGAGGTGGCCGCCCGGTCCAGCGCGCGGTCGAGCAGCGCCCGGTCAGACAGGTCCCGCAGTCCGTCGTCGGAAGACATCAAGCTCAAGGTCGCGGCCGCCCAGCTGCACGCGGCGCGCCAGCGCCAGCAGCCGCATCAGCCGGTTTCGTACCGTCGCCGGCGCAACCCCCATCACCGCCGCGATCTCGTCCTCGCGCTCCCCCGCGATCCATCGAATCAGGATCTCTCGGTCCCGCTCCCCCAGCGGCGCCAGCCCTACGGTCGGCGCCGGCAGCGTCATGCTCCGCAACCGCGCCTGCCACAGCGACTCGAAGCCCGGGGCAGGTGGGTCCGTGGAGGCGGTATCGACCATCCTTTTGCGGCGTGGCATCCAGCGCCACCAGCCTTCCCTTTCCCGTCAGCGCCCAGAGGATCTCCTGGCGGCAGCCGGTGCCCCAGAGCCCTCCGGGTCGCTTGAAACACCGCCCGCGCCCGATCACGCGCCAGGATGCTCCGACGCCTTCGATCCGGACGCGATCCGGCCAGGCCCCTGCGGTCATCGATGAGGATCCTGGTCCGCGCGCGGCACCGGCGCAATCCGAATGGTCCGAGTCTCTCTCTTGATCCACGTGACTAACCCGCGCGCCGCCAGCGGCCGCAATACCTTCGCCACCCCCGGCGCGGTCATCCCCAGACGCTCCGCCAGCTCGAGGCGCGACGGAGCTCGGCGATGCTCGAGCCAGTACTCCGCCACCGCCGCCAATGCCCGGCGCTGATGCGCAGACAGCCCCCGCAGACGGGCCGAGACCATCGGTCGCCCTCGCGCCACCTTAGGTATTTCACGTGAAATACTCACTGCCCCCGCCCGCTCCGAGCGCCCTCGGCGATCGGCGAGATGCCCTGAGGCATCCTGGCCAGCATCTCGCGCCGCAGCCGCTCCGCCGCCATCAACATCCGGTACAGCGCCAGGTCCGCCTTCGCCACCGCCAGCTTCTGCTCCACCGTGAAGTCTTCGCCAAACCAGTCCTGGGTCAACTGCTCTTGCGCGGCGGCCGAGGACCCTACCCCATGATACCGCCCTCCACAACAACACCGGCACGTCGGACGCTTCGCCTCGTGGCAGGTACGGTCACACCGCCGCGTCCCCTCCGAATTGCTCACCGCCAGGATCGTCGCCATCCCCTCGCCCCCCATTCACCGCCCCCAGTAGCCGATTCTCACCGCCTGAACCCTCCTACGCCACTGCGCCGCGCACAGACCATCACAGAACAGCCATCGGTCCGCCGGGATCGTCCCTCCACACGCCAGACAGATCCGCTCCTCCCTCGCCGGCGGCGGGATCAGGATGACCCCAGGATCCGCTTGATCAGCACCTCGCTCGCTATCAACACGCGCTCCCACCACGGCACCCGACGCGGCCGCCCCACCAACTTCATCACGTAGAACGGGTGAATCCGAATCAGCTGGCGCTCCCAGTCCATGGTCCACATCGCCCGCCCGCCTTCTCACCTGGTCAGGTCCCACCACATCCGACACCTTCTGCACAACCACGCCCATCGCGACGCTCGCCGCGGCCACGGGTACGGCCATTTCTCACACTGCCCATCGCAACGCGGGCACCTCACCGGCATCCGATCTCCTCCGTCTTACACGGATGCTCGCGGTCGCCCCCGCCTCCCGGCTTCTCGCCGTGCCCGCCAGACGCCCCTATGACCCGGATCAGGATCCACGCCACCATGAAGATCGCTACCCACACCAGCCTCATCAGATCGACCCGTCCCAGTTCACGAGGAGGAAGATGAACAGGCTGAGTCCTCCAGCTCCTGTCAGCACCCGCGCCAGCGCCACGACCCATGGCACGGGGAACCACAGCACGAACACAGCAAGCGCCGCCCCTGGAACGCCCGTCCACAGCCCGATCCGCCACCAGATCAACGACCAGGGCGCGACCTCGCCTGAGCGCGCCGCCGCCATCGCTGTCCGGAGAGGCTTTCTCATACCAGCACCAGGTGCTGCTGCACGTCCTGCGCGCCAAACCAGGCCTTGATCCCCTCGATCGCCCTTACCTTCCACGCCCCACCGTCTGCCTCGAACAGCGCCGCCTCCACCGATCCGTCCGTCGCCCGATTCCGCACCCGCAGCACATACGCGCCCTCTGGCTGAGGGTCGACCTCGTGAAACGTCCGGTATCCCTGCAAGATGACCGGGTTTGGCACCGGCACCGTCATGTTGACCGTCACTCCCTTGCGGACGGTTACCACCTGCGTCGCCCCATCATTCTCGTCAATCCGTACCGCTTCGTTCCGCACCCGCGATAGCAGATCGAGCACCCCTGAGCGTATGGCTGTCGGTTGAAACCGCGTCTGCAACGCGATCACCACGTCCTCCAGCGCGTACCAGCGCCCCAGCCGCCATTGATCGTCTTCGAAGACTCCCCGCACGACCGCTTTTGCTCGAAGCACATGCCGCGCATCTGCCTGCGAGTACTCTTCATACAGCGTGACCTCCTGCTCATTGACGACTACCAGCGTACACTCCGGCTGCCTCCTGGCATACACCATGAGCCCCTCAAGCGTCGATAGCTCCAACGGCTCCGACCGGCGCGTGCGCCATGGCTCCCCACCTAGCGGCGCCAGAGCCCATGACCCGTCCGCCAGCGGGATGTACGCCCGCTCCACTCCGTCGACCGTCAGCACCTTCGGTGCCGCCAGCCGCTTGCTCAACTCCTGGATGATTCCCCCATCGTCCTGGTTCATGCCCCGCCCCCTTCCTTCCGCAGCCTGATCACGTTGCCCTCGTAGGCGACCGCCCCTGGCTTCGCCTCCCACAAGACCTCGCCCGTCGCCTGGTCGACCACGAACGCCTTGCCTCGCTCCTGGATCTGAGAGGGAACCTCCATCCCCGGCAACGTCAGCTGCGCCGGATCGTTCGCCACCGCGATCGGGACGCCGTCCCGCCGAGACAGCCACGCGCTTCCCACCGCCGGCAGCGCCGGCGCCAGCTTCCCACTACAATCCACCGCCAGCGCCACCATCTCCCGGCGGTCGTCAGGCACCAGCGTCACCGTCAGCACGATCTGCCGCTTCGCCGTCGCCGGCGTGTTCACGTCCTGGATGTTCGCCAGCACCGCCTCGAGCTCGCGCTGCCACAGCTCCACCGCCGCCCCTCGAGCCACCGTCATCAGCGTGACCAGACCCGGGATCTCCTGCCGTTCCTGACTCATCTTTTGCCCCCTTTTGCACCCGTTTGCATCGTTTTCACGCGGTTTTTCATCGATGTGCAGGGATGACACCGAAGATCATCAGCACCACGTACCCCCAGATGATCGCGTTGAAGATACACAACGACACGAGCAGCAGCTTCGACCCCACCGGATGTCCCCCTGCGTGGCAGGTAATACGACGCCAGAGAGCCCGTCTCCTGCCGGTCCGGGGGTCAGTTTTTGGGACCAGGTGTGGCGTGGAAAAGTGAGAAAAGCTGCAAAAAACCGGGGGGCGGGCCGGGACGCCCTCCCCCCTCCCCCTCGCGTGCGCGCGCACGACCGGGCGCCTGCCTGCCCGGGCGAGGAGTCCACAGCCCCCAAAACTTGCGCATAATGGGCAGTTATGCCATACTATGCACCGAAGTCTGCCCGTCACCGTCCGGGAACCTGAATCCCGGAACTCCTCACTCCGATGGCCGTGAGGGCGGCCGGCTAGGGACTATTCCTGGAGAATTTTGGCGAATCGTCGGAAAGGATGATATTTCTGAACTCTGACGCGCATGACGCGCCCACACGTACCATCTTCCGCGTACCGGCCGGCAACCTGCCGCAGTTGCGCGACCGGCTCGAACGCCTGAACCGTACCGTCGCGCCGCGCGCCTGGGGTACGCGCCCATCACGCATCGCGAAGGCGCTCATCGACTTGGAGGACGCAGACCAGGAGCATACGGTGCTAATCGCCCTGAACCAGAGTCACCGCGTGATCGCTGCGAAGGTAATCGCCTCAGGAGGGCAGGCTGACTGCCAGATAGACCCCAAGGTGGTGTTCCGGGCGGCGTTGTTGTTAGGGGCGGCGGCCGTAATCATCGCGCACAACCACCCTTCAGGGAATCCGGAGCCTTCGGTCGATGATCGACGGTGTTTCGCGCGGCTTGGACTGGCTCGGCCACGTCGGGGTGGTTGGCGCGGGCGATTGGGGGACTGTTGGCGCGCGACCCGATCGACGCGGAGCGAGACGCGCAACTGTTGGCGGACCTGTTCACGGACCGGGCGCGCCAGTTGGTGGCGCAGTGGGAGCAGGATGGGATCGGGGACGAGGGGAAGGCGGGCGGCCAATGAAGGAAGGCGACGCGGTACGGGTACGGATGCCAGGACATCGGAGGCGCCTGCGGGGTGTGGTGGTCGGGCGCCTGCCGGCCCTGGTGCGCGTGCGGGTAGGATTGCGGGTGGTTGAGGTGTTCCCAGACGCTGTGCAGGTGGTGCGCCGGCGTGGGGAACGCGAGATCATTCTGGCGCGCGACCGGGCGCTGCGGGCGGAAGTGGCGACGCTGGCGGGCCGGCTCCAGGGGCGACGGGGGGTGATTTGAGGCATGGGGTACGTGACGTGTGGCATCCATCCGAAGACGCGATGCTGTTGGAAGTGTGACCGGTGCCCGATCTGCGATGACTGCGGGCGCCTGTTGCGGGGGGACTACTGCCGGGCCTGCACGGCGGCCATCCAGGCGGCCGGAGGGGTGTGGTCTGTGGCGGGACACCACCGCGCCGGGCGACGGGTCCTGCGGGCGGTATCCTGGTGATCGTCGGCCGGGACGGGCAGCGGGCTCTGGTGGGCGCGCAATACTTCGAGGACGCGCGGGCAGCGGTTGCCGGCAACACCATTTCAATGCTGCGCCATCAGGCGAGGCGTCAAGCGCTGGCGCGGTTAGCAGACGTGCAAGCGCGCCTGATCGCCGAGGAGGACGCGGCCAAGAGGCAAGCCCGATGAGCCGCGCGGCCGGCCGCATCTCTCCGGGGAGGGGGAACGGGATGACAGACGCCTACTGGCGCGGGGTGGAAGCGCGGCGGATGGGGATGGCGTTCTCGGATGGGGACGGGTCGATCGAATGGGCGAGGGGGTGGGACGCGGAGCATAGGCGGATTCTGGCACGGGACCGGGCGCATGGGCAGGACCCTTGGGGGGCGGAGTACGATGAGCCGGCCGCAGGGATGCTCGAGGCGCACCACAGCACCTAAGACACCACGAGGAGGCGCGCATCATGGGAAGCAACCTGGGTCGGATATGGGGATTGCGGGAGGGGCTGGCGCCATTGGGGATCGTGGCGCTGGTCGCGTCCTACAACGGGGAAGGCGATGAAGGGTTCGTTGACAGCGTGCATGGCGAGGACGCCGAAATGAAGGTCCATGGGCTACCCGCACCAGGGGACTACCTGGCGATCCACCAGTGGTTCGACGAAAGCAAAGCCCACTGGGCGGACGTGCGGCACCGGGCGAGTCCCGCGCGCGCAGCGAGAGGCGTTGCGAGGCGAAACGGAAGGAGGGGCGGCAAGACCAGGTGCAGCCGGTGAAACTGCGCCTGACGAGGACCGCCCCTCCAGGGGCGCGGAGGAGTGACCAGAAGAACTGGCCGCCCCTCGCAGGTAGGATACGAAGCGCGCAGGAAGGAGTCAAGGGGATGCAATCCATGGTCGATGCGTGGGAACAGGCGTTACGGGCCGCCGGCGCCTCTGCGTTGACCGTTCGCCAATACGCAGGGACCATGCGGCAGTTCGAGCGGTGGCTGTCCGAGCAGGGACGCACACTGCGGACGGTTCGCGCATCGGACGTGGTGGCCTGGTCGCGGGCGCGGGACTGGGCACCCGTGACGCGGCGGCTGTACCTGGTGGTACTCGCGCGCTTCTTCGCTTGGGCGCGCGCGTCCGGGCGAGGGCAACGGAATCCCATGACGGTGGTACGGCGTGAACTCGTGGTGATCCAGCGGCGGGCCCGGGCGGGGGAGGGGCGCGCGCGGCGCGTCTTGACCGACGACGAGGACCGCGCGGTCCGGGAGGCCATCGAATGGACCACGCGGCGGGATTGGCGGGCACTCGGGCACCTGTTGCGGTATGCGGGCCTGCGCGTCGGCGAGGTGTGCCGGCAGCCGGGGGCGCCAGACGGCGGCCTATTGATCGACGATATCGACTGGGTCCGGGCGACCGTGCGGGTCCGGGGAAAGGGTGGTGCGGTCGAAGTCGCGCTGCTCGAGGTCGCGACCGTGGAGGCGTTGGTCCGGTACCTGGCGGCCAGTGGGAACCGCAAGAGTGGGCCGGTGTTTGTCTCGCCAAGTGGACACGTGCGCACGACCAGGTGGGGACAGGGGGTTGTGCGGCGTCTGGGGCGGGCAGCTGGGGTAGCGCGGCGCCTGACCCCGCACATGCTGCGGCACACCTTTGCGACGCGGATGCTGGAGGCCGGCGCGGACCTGCGGGCGGTGCAGCGGTTCCTGCGGCACCGGAAGATCGCGACCACGACCACCTATGCGGACTACACGATGCCAGACGCGCTGCGCCGGCAGTTTGACCTGGCGCGATCAGCGCGGCAGGAGAAGCAGGTGGTGAGCTCGAAGGAGTGAGCCCAAGACCACGCATTTTCCGCGCGGCAACAGCAGGAGATTCGCGCGCCGTGGCGTATAGGGCCACGCGCAGGGCAAGGGGACGCGCATCCGGTGAGGGGGCTGACCCACACATGACGGATCCCGAGTCTTCAGAGCACGCGGCAGGGGAGGGCGACGAGGCCGCGCGCGCGACCGTGGTGCGGCCTGGCATCCTGGCGATTCGCGCCGGGGCGAATGACGACGCCATTCTGAGCGAGATCCTGACCGCGAAGCTGGACGTGAGCACGGCGGCGGCGGTCGATGCCGCGGACGCGTTCCTGTACATCATCGAGCGGGCCCGCCCGAAGCCGATCGTCGGAACGACCGTCGACTTCAAGCGGGCGATGGTCCGCACGATGAACGCGACGGGGCGGGTCAAGCTCGTGGTCGAAGGCGCACCAATCATCCAGGATGTCACGTCCGCTGATGGCCGGCCGTTGGTGCGGGCCTTGGTCTGCGTCATTGACGAGCTCTCCGGTCTGCGGAAGTGGGCGGTCAAGGAGGAACCGCGCCTGCAGGTGCCGCGGGATGGCGGCAAGCCGTATCCCAACCCACACGCGACGACGGTGGCGCTCGAGAAGGCCGAGGGGAAAGCCTACGAGAGCCACCCGGCGTACAACCGCAAGATGGTGAACGCGCGGGTCAAACAGTTCCTGCGCCGCGCCGGCCTGAACCCGGACGACTATCAGATCGGCGGCGGGGGCGGCGCGTGGGGCGACCTGTTCGCGCGCGCGAAGCAGCGCAAGGTGTCTCCAGAGGCGGTGCGGGACGCGGCGCGAGAGGCGACGGCAGGCAAAGGGCTCTCAGAGATCGAGACGCCGGCGGAAGCAGAAGCGGCAGTCACGGGCGTGGACGAGGCCATCGCGCATCAGGGCGCAGAGCCTCCGAGCTCTCCCGAGAGTCCTGCTCCATCGAGCGCGTCGACAGAGAGTGGCGCGCGGTTACCGCAGACCATCGACGAGTACAGGGAAGCGACGATCGCGACGTTGGCGGAGATTGGGAGGTCTGATCAGCGCGAGCGGCTCTGGCGCGCCGTGGGCCCAGCGCGCGGGCATGCAGCGGAGCTCGTCGACTATCGACGCCTGTATGGTCTGGTGCAACTGTTGGCGGCGCAGATCCCGAAAGAGACCGCGATCGCCACCGTCTTCAAGCAGTGGCCGCGACCCTAGAGTTCATCATCCCGGGCCGGCCGATCCCGAAAGCGAGGGCGCGGCGCGGCCGGCGGGGGCAGCGCGGAGGCGTGCAGTGGTACACGCCAACGCTCTCGGCGGAGTACGCCGACCGGCTGCGAAGCCATTTCCAGTACTTGAAGCCGCGGCAGTGGCCATATGAAGCGCCGATGCAAGTGGACCTGACGATTCACGTCGTACCAGGAGCGAGCGCGGATGGGGACAACATCGAGAAGCAGGTCCTGGACGCGGGGCGTGGGATCCTCTGGCCAGACGATCGCCCCCGGCACATTCGATCCGTGCGCTGGTCCGTGGTGGACGCGCCTGACCGCAACAGTGAGTTGCTGGCGATCACGATCACGGTCACGCCGTTGGCGCCTGATGTCGTCTCATAAGCGCAGGCGCCGGATGTTGCCGACTCCTCCCGCGCGCATCGGCATGGCGCAGACGGTAAGCATCCCGATCAGCGTGTTGAAGGTGCCCCTCTCAGTGATGGCGCTGCGGATGTACTGTCTGCTGGCGCGCTACCTGCACCGGAGCGGGACGAGCCGCTTGCCATCGAGCGCCGTCTTGAAGCCGCTGCTTCCTGGTCGTCCGGACAACCGGGGGCTGCGACGTGCGCGATTGGAACTGATCGACGCCGGGTTGATGGCGGAAGCGCGCGGCTTCGGCGCGGGCGGTCGGATCCAAGGGATCTTCTACCGGCTGTATGCGCCACTGACCGCTGAGGTCCCCGGCGGATGGGAGGACACCGACGACGCGTTTGCGGACGATGTGCTGGACTGGGAAGCCGAGGGCGAGGGGGGGGCGGAGCGCCCCCCATACCCCGAAAAGCGAGAAACCTCGGGGGGGGGCGCTCCGCCCCCCCTATGGGGGGCGCTCCGCCCCCCCCCCGATGCGCAGAAATTGTCGGACGGCGCCAGTAGTACTACTACCACTGCAGAGCCGGTAGAAAGTGCTCTGTTTGGTACTGCTTCTCGTTCTTTGGAACTGCGGTTTGAACCGAAGCCCTTGCAATCCTTAGAGACTCTTTCTACCGCCGCCAACACGCTTTTTGTTGGCGGCGGAGCCGCCGATGGCGACCTGACACAGCTGAGGACGCAAATCGCCGAGTTTATCGGCCGATACCGCGCCATTCCAGGCATCAGACGGTCTCCACGCGAGGGAGGCCGGATCGCTAACCTGGTGGCGCTGTACGGCCCCAGGGCCGTCGATGGGGCCTTGCGGCGGGTCGAAGACTCGTTGGGGACCGCACAGCGGCCGCTCAGTTACCTGGCGGCGGTCGTGCGGCGCATCTTCGAGGACGAAGATGACCTGACCGCGCGGGCGGCGCGGATTCTGGACGATCTTCGAGCGCAGGGGGGGGCGCTCCGCTCCCCCTCCTATGCACAACATGCACAACCACAACGGGCAAAAGTGTCCGATGGACGGCGGGGGCAGCCGAGGAAGGAATTACCATGACGCTCGAAGGGTTGGCGAGTACCCTCGCGGTGCTCGAAGGAGCGTATCGACTCACGTTGACCACGGCGCAGCGCCAAGTCTGGTGGGGCGTGCTGCGCCACCTCCCGGATGGCGCGGTCGAACAGGCGATGTGGGATGTCGTCACGCGCTTGGAACGGTTCCCTTCACCCGCGATCGTGTGGCAGATGGCCAGCGGGTATGCGCAGCTACCGGCTTCACCCACAGAGCAGCCGGCGCTCGAGGCCGTCGTCGGGCTCAGTGCGGAGGAGCGGGCGGCCAACATCCGGCGACTCGCGCGCCTGGCGCGATCGTTTCAGGGAGGAGGATCCTCATGATGACGATTGACGATGATGGGTTGGACAGCGCAGTGGACATCAGCCACGATGACCGGACGGCGCGCCGGATCGTGCTTGGCATCGTCGTCTTCCTGCTGATGCTCGCGTCAGTCCAGCTTGGGATCGCACGGGGCCGGGCGGTCGCGGACTGTCGGGCTGCCGTGTTGATACTCGAGGAGGGAGGCGGCGGCGGCGCGGGCGGAGGCGAAGGCGGCGGATCGCGTTCTGCAAACTGAGTGTCGCATTTGGGTTCGTGCGGCAGGTCGATGAAGCCACAGGAGACCGTGTGCCTGCAGCACCAATGGGGGTGCTGGCATGCCAACTGGGTGGCCATCCCCTGGGCGCTACGCGTGAGGGCCTGGTGGTTCCATCGGCGAGTGCATTCTTATCAGGAGCTCTACACGTGGTGGCGCGCGCGCGGGTTCGTGCCAGTGTATGATGATCCTCAGATGACGTTGCTCCTCAGACCTACAAAGGAGGCTACGCGATGATCAGAATTACCACGGTGGTGCGGAATGAACAGACCGGGCAGCTCACGCACAAAGAGCGCACCTGGGACGACGAGCTCTATGCGCCGGCGCCTCTGGCGAACCTGGTCGGACGGCCGCTGGAGTTGGCGCTCAAACAACGGGCGGAAGCCTTCAAGACGCTGCTGGGAGAAGGGTGCGGCTGCGGGCAAGACGCGGCGGATGCCTACGTGCGCGACATCGTCGGGATCGACCCCTACCCTATGGGCGGCGGCGAGGACATCGACGCGGCGCGCGGCGGTGAAGGTGGCGAGGCGGCGTCCGGTGCGCCGGCCACAGGTGGTGGCAGCGCGACCAACGAAGGGCTCGCTAGCCTGTAGCAACAATCCCCGGTGACTCGCTGAAACGTCGATGGTGGGGGAGGCCCCCTGGCTGTCGGCCCGGCAACAGCGGGTCACCGGGATTACTCAGTTACTCAGATACTCAGAAACGGAGGCTTCCCATGGATGTGTGCTTGCAATATGCGCCCTTCGTCGCGATCCTGGTCGACTTCTTGAAGCGGATTCCCTTCCTCCGCCGCTACCCGCAGTACGCGGGGGTCATCCTGGCGTTCGCCGCGGCGTGGTTGATTCAGAACCCCTCGCCAGGCCACGCCTTCCCGGTCACGCAGATCGTGCAGTGCGCGCTCGAAGTCTTTCTTGGCGCGGCGGCAACTCACAAATTCATCTTTGAGCCCACGGGACTCGACCATCGGTTCGGCGCGCCCAAAGAAGGGTTACACTAGTCCGGAGACCGGCGACGGGACGCTTTGATGCTCTTGGCGCACTTCTCCAGCCGACGGCGGATCGAAGCGACCTCCTGCTCGAGCGCGATGATGCGGTGATGCAGGCGCTGATTCTCCTCGCGCAGCAGGTCCATCTCTGATCGGCGCGCGGAAAGTCGAGAAGTCCTCAACGACACGGTGGCCGTGGCGGCAGCGGTCACCAGTCCGGTCAGCGCGACAACCAGGGCAGCTAGTTCGGTACCGGTCATTCGCGCCGATGACTCTCCCACCACCGATGCAGCACACGATCAAGGATGCGCTGGTAGCAGACGACGAGGATCCCGATGTACAACAGCAGCTGCGACGATCGGAAGAGCACCTCACGCACAGGAATGTTCTCCCGCAACCCCGCCACGTTGAACACGAGCCCCAGGTAGTAGGCCGTCTGCCAGCTGATGGCCAGCGCGAGCAACGACATCCACACCCGTCGGTAGCGAAGCATCGCGAGCAAGACACCGGCGAGTGTGACAATCGTTATTGCGAGTAAGGCCCGGGCCGGTCAGCACGAGCAGAAACGACGGGATCACCATGATCCCGGCCAGCACGATGACCCAGACCGGAGGATGATGACTCATCGGGCGGCCGGTAAAGGACGGCGCTGCAGCGCGCTTCGCGCGGCGTCCACCATCTGCCGGTTGTACGCCGCAATTTGAAACCGCTTTTGGGTCGCCGAGAGGTCCGTGCGCGTCAAGGTCTCACGGATGGCTTCTTGGAGTTCGCGGAGCTGGTCCGCGGTGCGCTTGAGGGTCTGGCGTTCCTGAAGCTGCGGATCCGCGGCGATCATCGCGCGCCGCGCACGATTACGGCGAGGAAGAGGACGAGGGAGCGCGCCTTCCGATTGCCGCCCGCGAATCTCGCGCTCGACTTCCTCGAGGCGCCGATAGAACTCTTCCACGTCTTGCGACTGCGCATACGGTGTGGCCAGGAGACCCTGAACGCCTGGGACCCGTTCTGCCGTGGTGCGCGCGGTGAACCCGGGCCGCTGCGGGAGCACGCCGAGCTCTTCGGGAATCGCTAGACCGACCCGGCCCAATCCGGCCGTATACCCGATCAAGGCATGTTCCAACAGGCGCGGCGAGACGCCGGCCGCTTCTCCGGCGCGGCGGGCGAAGGTCGACGTGTAAGCGCCGACCTGCAGGCGCGCTGGCAGGAGCCGCTCGCGCGTGGGCACAATCGCGCGTCCGGTGAAGAAGTTGTAGTTGGCGGCGATCTCCAGCATAGGCAAGATGAGGTTGGGCACCGGGATGGCCTGGTCGACGAGCTGGCGGCGCAGCGTCGTCGTCAAGTCATTGAAGGCTTCGGGATGCTGGCCGTCCAGGGCTTCGAGGAGGCGCTCCGGGATCGACCCGAAGACCGTCCCGAGCTCAAACGGCTTGGCGATCCACAGCCCCGGGTCGCCGCTCCGCAGGCGCACGTGCCAGAAGAAGTCTTTGCGCCATCGCGGCGCCGCGAGCCATTCCGGATCGTCGCGGTTGAGCAAGTAGAGATAGTACGTCGGCAAGGTGATGGCCGCGGCGCTCTTGAGCGTGAAGCGGACTGGGTGCTCCTTCGCCTCGATGCGGATGCGCTCGAGCCCTTGGATCCACGCGTTCCAAAACGCCGCGATCGCGTTGAAGTTGCGCCCGGAGGTCCCGAACTGGCCATAGTCCAGTGTGAGCCGGCGCGCGGAGATGGCGGCTTCGGCGATCTGTTGGGGCGTCCCCCGGGGCGCCTGCGCGAACTCGCCGACGCGCGTGGCTTCTTCGATCGCATTCGAGATGAATCGCAGCGCCTCAATGGGTGTCGTCGCGTACCGGAAGGCGCGCTCGCGCGTCGTCTCGTTCCCGATGAGCCGGCGCATCTGCGTCGCCAGCGACGGGCCATCGAGCCCTACTAGGGTCGCCTGCGCGCCGCCGGCGCCATAGAACTGCTTGTAGGTCGCGCTCTTGCGGATCACGTGCTGCAACCCATTGAGCATCGAGAGGACCGGCACGTATCCGTAGTTGCTGTTGATGAACGCCATGACCTGGTCACGGGCGAGGTTGCGCAGCCAGAAGTTCGGCGTGAGCACCGCGCCGGCCCGCACCGCTCGTGTGAAGGGGCGGAAGAAGCGCACCAAGTCGTTGGCCGTATCGGTGTTGAGGCGCAGCCCCAGCTGGTAGAGGTCCGGGGAGACCTGGACGTGGCGCACCGTGCCGGCGTCCCAGATGGCGATGATGTTCTCGGCACTGATCCCGCGCGGCCCGCGGGGCATGAAGATCGTCATCATCTGCTGGAGCTGCGCGGGGGTCAGATTCGTGATGCCGATATCCGCCAGCGCCTGGTCCAGGCGCTCGAGCCGGAAGGAGACGGGCACCACTTGACGCGGCAGGATCTCAACCTCGCGGCCGGCGCCCTGGGTCGCCCGCGCGAGGTCATAGAGCGACCGCCAGACGCGGTTGCGCGAGGTGAGCGACAGCGCCATGATCGTGCGCCGCATCGTGGATTCCAGCGGGTGCAGAATCTCCATCGTCGACCCGCGGGCGGCACGGATTGGCGCAGGCAGATTCACTTCGCGGCGCGCACCCCGAGGCTTAGGCCCTCGTGCTTCCGCGGGGAATCCTGTGCGCTGGAACGAGACATAATACGGATACCGCTGTTTGTAGCGGGCGGCGGCATCCGCCGCCAACATCCCGCCGTCGACCAGCTCATCGAGCACCGCGTTGTTGTAGGCGACCCATCGATCCGCCAGCGCCTGTAGGTGCGGCGGCGTTGACCCAACGATCGCGCGGACTTTCGCTTCATCGAAGCCCGTGCGCAGCCCGCGCGATTCCCACGTCTGCGCCTGGCGAGCGACCAGGAACGCCCAGAAGGCATCCTCCTGCCCGCGCGCCACGCGCAGCATCTCTTCCAACCCCGGGATCGGGCGCCCCGCGGCGTCTTTCATCGGGCGCCCAACGTCATCGACGGGTCCCCACTGGATCCAATGCTGCGCGCGGCCTCCCCACCCCCGCGCGCGTACCGCGCGGGCGACAGGATCCGCCAGTGCGTCAAGTGGTTGCCCGCCGGTCATGCGCGCGACGACATCCTGGAGCGGGACGAGCTCGTTGACGAACTGCTGCTGGAACCGCTGCCACCCGTTGAGGGCCTGCGGTGTTTCGGGATTGGTGAAACGCAGGCGCCCGAGCACGTGGTCGACGGGAGTACGCGCCTTCCACGCGGCGATGTCCTGCTGCGCCTGGACCATCGCCTTCCACCAGCGCGGGTCCGCGAGCTGCAGACTCCGTTCGAAGTCGTCCGTCAGCTGCGGGGCCAATCGCCGGGCGGTCGCGGGGTCAGTCAACCAAGTCCTCACGAACTCGGCGACGCGCTCGCGCTGGAGCGCGGCGGCGGAATACGACGACTGGTTGACCATCAGAAACTGCGTGGCTTGGCCAAGCGATGGCGAGCGGACCAGGCCAATCTTCTGGTCGATGGCATGGCCGAGCTCGTGGCCGATCGTATCGAGATCCAGGGCCTCCCTCGTGCGCACCACTTCAGCGCGGGGCTTGAAGATGCCCCGCGTGCCGGCCTTGACCGGCCCCAGGCGCCCTGTGCGGATGGGCACGAGCTGCTCATCGAGGTAGCGGACAATGTCCCCGATCGGCGGACCGGTCGGCGGCGCCGGCGCGGCGGTCGGACTCGCCGGGGGACGCGGCGGCCCAGGCGGGATGGGAGACGGCGGTGCCCCGGAAGGTGTAGTAATACGGAACTTCTGCGCTTCCTCGGCCTGTGACAGATACCGGCGGAAGAAGCCGACATCCAACTCCGGGGCCCAGTCAGGGCGGCGGCGCAGATACTCCAGCACCGCGGCGCGCGCGATCCGATCGAAGTTTTCGGCCGTCTCCTGCTTGGGGCGGATGATCTGGCGGGCGCGATCGAGCGCGCGTGTGATCCGCTGGCGCACGTAGACCGGGTAGCCGAAGAACTGCTCAAGGGCTTCATCGGCCGGCGTGGAGATGCCCTCGGCGGCGCGCTGGCGGAGGATCTCCTGGAGGTGGCCTTCCTCGAACTCTCGAGATGCGCGCGCCCGCTGGCCTTCAGCGCGAGCGATCGAGGCTTTCGCCTGGCGCGTGAGCATCTCCTGGAGCGAGAGGCCCTTCTTGGAGAGGCGCTCAATCGCGGTCGCGGCATTCGCGGACGAAGAGAAGGTGCCAACTCGAATCGTGCCTGTGGATCCGACTCCCGCGGTCACCGCGAACTCTTGCCCGCGGCGCGTGACAAAGACGTTGTAGGACGCCCCGCTTGTCGGTTCGACGCGCGCTACCACGGTCGTCGACCGCGCCGCGGTCGTCTTGATCCGGCCCTCGAGGGTGATCCCGCTTCTTGGTGCTGGAGCTGGAGCGGCCGGGACGGCCGGAGCCACCGGCGGAGTAGTGGGTGGGGAAGGGGGAGGCGTCACCGGTGGCGGTGCAGGTGCAGGGGGTGGTGTGGGCGGC